ATGAGAGTCCATTCACATATTGGAACGTCAACGAGAGTTAACGACATTATTTTTTAAGTCTCCATCCGCATTTTTTATGAGCTTCCACAAGCGCCTCACTTATCTGTATATGATGTTTTATTCCATGGTACATATCGATAAGTTTTCCGGGTTTCTTTTTATCTTCCATAGCTTAATCCTTATCGTCTTTTTTAGTTTCTACTGCCGATGTTTTCTGCTGAGAAGATGTTTTATAGCCTTTTTCATTCCATTCATTAACATCTGTTTTATTTACAACAACAGAGTCTTTCCCTTTGTAAACTTTTACCGTTTCAACTGTCATTTTCATTTTCTCCTATAACTGACAAAAGGAGCCCGAAGGCTCCATAAATTAACTAAGCAGTATAACCGCATGATCCGGTTTAACCATTTCGAATCCCCAGGCAATACCGATAAAGTATGTAACCTGTCTAAACTGCTTGTAGATAGCAACTTCAAAGGCTAATCCGCTGAAAGGATCAACTATTGTCATTCTATCCTGTGCTTCATCACCTTCAACTGGTAATGCCGGTAGTCTAGTTGCAAGAACAATAGCGTTTCTATCAAATGCAAGGTTCTGCCCTGTAGAAGTTGCGCCGATTGTCATAGCTGTTGCGGCTGTAGTAATTGCAACTTTCAGTCCAGGCTCTGCAATAACGATAGTCCCAGGTGCAGCAATTCCAGTTGTAACAACATATTTAGTAGTATCTCCGGCAAATGTTACCGTATCACCTGCAAGCACATTATTAGCTCCAGTGATTAGGGGAATAGATGTTGTCCCTACAGCAAATCCAGCAGCAGTAGTTGTATAATTTGTACCGTCACCTTTTGTATGTGATGGTACCTGATTAGATTCACCAACAGCAAATGACTGAACTCTTCCAAGTGCACCATTTCTGAGCATGTTGTCTGTACCTGATTCATTTACCTTAAACAATACAGACTGTTTACCTCTGAGGCTTCCAGCAGATGCATTAGAAAGCACCATGTGTAAGTCTGAAGAAGGTGACCCGTTAATATTTAAAGCTTCAAGGGAACTTGCAAAATCTGACAATAGATCGGCAGTTGCAAACGGTAATGTACCAGCAGCACCAACAGAATTGGAAGCTTTTGTATACAGCCCGGCAACATCGGTTTCAATCTCATTTGTAAGTGTTCTAAATGCCTGTGCAAACTGATCCGAAAGAATCGGGTTAACCATAGGATTATCATCATTCCCTAATCCTTTCTGCTCTTCTCCATTCCAGGAGAACTGGACAAAACGAGATTTGGATATAGAAAGATCTACTTTCCCAATTGTCTGACCGGCTCCAGCGGGCCCGGTTGCGGCTGCTGTTACATCTGCAGCAGAGAACGAAGGGACTACAGGAGATGAAACAGTCTGGCCTTTTGCCGCTCTCTCTATTCCTGAATTTCTACGAACTGCCGGAATAAATCCCACAAGTTCCCTTGATACTGTATCTAACGCATGATAAAGCGTTCCAATAAGACCTGTTAACGTATTAGCCATTTAAAGCTCCTTTTAATCTACTACGGTAAAATCCTTATCCATAGCGATTTCTCTTTGCTTATTTACAGGCATTGACTCAAAGTCTGCCCGTTTAATTGCTTTTGCAGGATCTACAGTGCTTGTTTTCGGCTTTGTATCCCCGTACAACTTCTTTATATCACTACTTACACGCTCATCAACTGAGGATTTATACCTCTTTGCTTCCTTCTCAAGGAAAGAAACTGCTTTTTCTCCATGATTAAGGAACAATTCAACATCACCACTATAATCAAGCTCTTTTGCTTTTGCTTGCAATGATGTTTTTAATTCTGACATCTTCCCGGTTGCAGTAAGTGCGTCAATCTGCTCTCCCTGCTCTCTGATTTTCTTCTGCTCTTTGGATTCTTCAGGGTTAATCTCTTTTCTGATCTTCTCCCCTTCTGCCTTTAACAGTCCCGGTAGTTTGTCTGATGTGAACTTATCATCATGACTTTTGACTGCAATTGACACTAAACTATCAGTTGCACTTTTCAATAAACCAGTCTTTTCAATAAGTTCCTTTGCTTCTTCTACAGTCTTAACCCCTGCAAGTACATCTAAGCCCTTTACAAGTGTTTCAATTGCTGCAATATCAGCACCCTCTTTCATGTTCGCTTTGATAAGCTTCAGTAATTCATCCATTCTTTTCTGTCCTTTCCCGTTCCAGTACATGCCCGGATCAGTAAATTATTTATACTAATAGAATACTACACATGTGATTACTATGCAATTGTTAAGTATTTCATGCAATTATAACTAAAAAAAGGCCGCATAGATTCAGTATGCGGTCATAAATAAATTGTAGGGGAGTGCCCTATGTGTACAATAGTCTTAATTATCAATCATCGTTTTGTTAATGTCAACAATACGATCTATTTGCTTACTATCCTACCTGATTTGTTAAAAGTAAGATTATGCTGTTTCATCCAATCATCCATATTTTTGAACGATGCTTCCAGTATAGGGAACTTTCCTGATCCTGGAGGATCTTCAACGGGGCTTCTCCCAGTTCTTCTTCCCGGAGGTGTCCCGGGGACTATATCGATACTTCTACCCCTTTCGTTGATGTCAAACTTTGCAACTCCCGAATTCCCTATGATCATGACTTTCAATCCACCCGGGTAATTAAACGGCTGATCACCACCAACTTCTTTATCATCAATAAAGTGTGATTGAGCCCTTGTGTTACTATCAAGGGTTTCTACAGCTTTGCGTTTAAGCTCTAACCCTGCATCTATACCGGCCTGAGTGTTTGCAAATGCACCGCTATTCATATTCCTTGCACCCTCTGTACGGGCAATCCTCAGAGCATTAGAGGCTGATACTTCCATACGTTCCTTAACATCGGTTGCAATATCTTTGAATACTTTCTGAAGGTCCTTTGCGGTTTTGACAGATGATCTACCCTTAAGAAGCCCCTGAGTGATAACCTCCTGCAATTTTAGCAGGTCCTTTACTCTATTATCGTTCAATGTTTTGATTAAGGTCCCATGCTTAGGAAATAATGGCTTAAGTGCTTTCTTTTGAGCCTTTGACAATGAATTCCATACTTTAGGTGTTCCAAGTACTGATGATTCAATAGTTGCTTTATTTAGTATGGCAAAGTATTGGAAATCATTGACACCTTTGAATGCATCTGCAGAGAACCAATTAACAGCATACATATTTTCATAATATTTATTACTGATTGCAAGTGTGGATGATTCGACCTGTAATAAACCGGCCTTTCCTGCTGCTTCGTTGTAGATTGTGGCTATCTGTGATTTAAGGGATGATAACCTGTTAAACTTGACTATCTCATTGTAATAGTCTTCTGGCTTAACTCCTGCCAGGAACTTCTTTCTTATTGCTTCAAGGGATTTGTTTATATCAAGATAAGCTTTCTTGTACTGGTCTGTTATTTGTTTAGAGATACCAATAGGAACAGGGTTGCCAGCCTTATCCCAATTCCAGGCACCTATTAAAGCCTCTGTCCTTTCGGTTGCAATCTCTTGCAGTTGTTCTAAGGTTGCCATTATTCAGCCTTTGACTTTGCAACACCTGTTTGTTTATTCCCCATTACCTGGTTGGCCTGTGCATCTGATAGTCCTAAGAATATCTTAAGCTGGTTTATTCCTGCTTCTCTTGTTATTCCTCCTGCATCAAGAGGAAGGCCTACAAGAGTAATTATATCATTGGCTGCTTTTATCTGGATACCTGATAGTTTTACGGCCTCTGTTGCTTGTGCTGCATCTTCTCCATCTATACCTGTATCATCAAAATCAACTGTTCCAGAAGGTAATTCGCCTTTTAATAGTTCTAATTCTTTCTCTGCATCTGGTATAAGGTCTTTTGGTAAAAACTTGATTGCTGATTCTCTTGATATTATGCCTGTTAATAACTGCAGTATTTCGGCCTTTGCTTTCAGGTCAACAGGTATGTTCCTTTTTGCTGTTATTACTGTTTTATATTCATTAACATCTGCCGTTGCTGTAGACGCATTGTATAGGTCTGCATACAGCTGCAATCGTCTATCTAGCCCTTGGAAAAAGTATGTTTCTATCTGTGAAGCTTTAAACTCCATACCCATTAATTTAAAAGCAATTGCAATACCTGACTGATCACTGCCAGCAAACGATTCAGAAGTCATATCCGGATCTTTTATTGATTTGTGAAATAACCTTTCAAACCTATCCATAAGATCACTATAAAACTCTTTTATTCCACCGAACTCTTTCTGTAAATATTCAGGCCAGTGAGTTACTTCTTCTCCTAATTCATCGAGGATGCTTATTTCACTATCTCCAAGTTTTTTGGCTAATGCATCAGATACCTTTTTCCCGAATAGCATAATCATTGCATTAAATCTATCAACCTCATTCAGTGATTTTGATAATACAGTATCATGAGCATCTATCAGGCTTTTCTCTGCTTCGAAGTAAGGCAATGATCTACGGTTAGATTTAAAGACATTTACCGGCACGATCTTATATGGATACCGGGTTTCTTCTTCTGACTTAATCCATATATCTTTATCTTTATCACGTATCCATGTCTCTTTAAACTCAGGAAAGTATATGTCTGCTGTAATAGACTCTTTCTGTTCTGTGAAATGTATAGCTGATAATAACTCCTGTTTAAGATCAGTGGAATGATTCAATAATATCTCATGATTTGGGACTATCTTATATTCTGCTGTTTTTAATCCCCCTGGAAGCTTCTTTACATCTGAAGTCCACCACAGTTCATATGATTCTCCCTGGTTCAATGATTCTTCATATAGCTCTGAGTTCTCAAGGTCAACTTTATTGTAGATATCCATATCGTCCATATACTCAATAAATGGGTCTACAGTTGCCGTGACTTCTTCTTTGACTTCTACAAGTTCATATGAAGTCTTTACATCTCCTGCTCTTCCTGCGTATCCTGTCATATCCTCAACGGCTGATTTTGCCAATGGTGTAGGTATACGATTATCAGGAGCTTTCCCGGCTTTCTTGTCCAGAATTGCAGGATTATTACCGATTACATATCTTTCATTCTCTGCAATAACCATACGTTTTGATTTCATTGCACCATATAATTTATCTAATTGCTTGGTATCTATATGCATTTTAAACCCCTTTAATGGAAACTCTGTTCATTAGTATAATATCTTCTTTTAACCAAACTAGCAAATGAATCGGGCGCATCATCATGACCGGCATTCTCATTGTAATCCATTATTTCAGCTATATATTCAGGATCCCCGCCTTCCAGGTCAAATATAACATCTTTCCATCTGGCTTTCCCATAGGTAGAAATCTTATAGTATTTATTCATTTTCTCATGATATCCAGTACCCGAGATACTTGTTAACCGCGATAAGTCTTTTCTCAGGAATCCCTTGTCTGCGTTATTCTCACAATCATATCCATGACACTGGAAACGCTCCATTTTCGAGACTATCTCATTAAAATGGTTCTCTATGTGTCCGCTCATCATCCACCCTATTACATGCAGCTTGCCGTCAACCTCTGCAATTATGGTTAATGCTGTCTTATCCTCTCCGCCATATGCTGCATCAATATGAGCTAATGTTCTTGCCCCTTCAGGGAATTTCCCGTATTGAGGCTCTGGGAATAGTATGTCACCATCTGCAATATGTTTTAATTCATAATTTGCTGCAAACAGTGAGCCAGGCATTGAGCCTTTTTTCTTCTCTATTTCTTCTTTTGAATATATTCCAGTTGAGTATATGTCATATTTCGTCGCTATAGGCATTGCTGTAAATGTATCGTCTTTATGCCATGGGGTTCCCTGGTTTCCTATTCGTCCCGTTCTTCCTGCTACGTTCTGCAGCTCATGGTAGAATAATGTTGTATATTCTCTTTCAGCCTGGGAGACTCTATCCTTTACCGTCACTATATCATCAGTGTAAAGATTACCATGAAGACCAGTTACACCTCCCTTAATTCCCATACCGATTAATTGACATTCTTTCGGGCCTTTATATAAATTGGTCTGTATTTCATTAGCACCGTCTATAACACATTTTAAGTTCACATTGTAGATTCTTTTTACAAGTGATCTTATTACATCTGAATCAAGATCTTTTCTTACTGATCGTAACACCTCTCTGGTGGCTTTTTCGTCCTTTCGGAATACTATCTGGTTTTTGGTTGGTTTAGCTATCATGCATAAATCAAGAGCTACTATTAAACATGTGGTTTTGAAACTGTCTCTATGAGCCTGCAATGTTTTATCTTCATCGAGGTAAAACATTGCTCTTATCCACTCCGCATGTATTTCTGTTAACAAAGTGTGCCCTAATGCATGAGCAAACGGTATAGGATTATCTAATATCTGTGATAATAATTTTATACTCATTTGCTATCATATAGTTTTTCAAGGGATTCTAATACTGAATTATCAACACTATGGTTAATATCCTGTTTATCTTTCCAGCTTGCTCTATTCTTTAACCATATGAATGCTGCTGCTGTATCGGGAGGATAATGCTTTGTGATATCTGTTATTATTATTTCACCTTGATAATTGGATATGTGTGTGTCTGGATGGGAATAACCCAATGCCCGATTATATAGAGAATCTGCAACATTCCCGTCTGCAATTACTTTACCTTTCTTTATCGACTCCGAAAACTCTGGATGATCTAGCTTCCATTTGTGAATTGTAGACTCTGCAACTTCAAAGAAATCGGCTAATTGTATATCTGTATATCCTAGTAAGCACAGTTTTCTTGCCTGTTCACAGTTCTGCTTCTTGTATTTTGGAGGTCTTCCACCGGCATGTTTATCTTTTCCCATACCAGTATTTTACGATAGATTGCTCTCTTTGTCTAATATGGTTATTTTACCACCCAATCAAGGAGGTTTGACATGATCTGTTTAAATATCATATAAAGCTGATAGGATACTTCTTGTTTTATATCTGATAGCTTCATTTATCCCTCTTTTGTTTCCAGTTGTTTTCATATTTAACCTCAATGCTAAATTCATTATAGTGGCATTGAATACATTTTTGTTTATATAAAACAGCTTGACCAGTTGCAGAATGGTTACAATTCCCACAGCATTCTAATTCACTGTGGATCTTATTGAGAGCTTTCTGATACGCTTCTGGATACTCGGTTGCTGATTGTTCTAGTTGTTTTTCTCTGTCTCTGTATTTATTAGCACCAATAATACTATTTGATAACTCCTGTTTTAATCCTTCAATCTCTGCCTGTGCTTGCTGTTGGGATATACCCATACAGTAAACTACATCTCTGATACTAAACACATGATCTGCTGAAAACTTACCGGCTACATATCCATAGTTGTCCCATGCCTCAAAAGCCTCTCTTATCTCATCCTGTTTCTCTTCTGGCTGTTGTCCGGTTCCGACATAATAATTATGCCCCTCATTCCCAATAACAGCACATTCACCACAGAAACATTCTTTCCCTTTATTTCCACAATTTTCACACTTCATCTGTTTCTCCTGTTATTTGGTTGAGTGCTATTCTTGCTAATTCTCTTTTATCTGACATATTCGATTCTATGTTTTCCAACGCCTCAACAGCAATCTCCAGCTTCTTCTCAAGCTCTGCATATTTATCAGCTCTTATGTAAACTTGAGCTATTCCTTCATTGGTTTCATTTATCCATATTATACCCGAATCATCAATCATTATCTTTTCCGGTGCTTCTATCGGCTTTCTATTGCTCATTTGATGGTTCCTGTCCGTTAAGGTGTGCATCTACAAGAGACAGAGCCTCACTTATTCTATCTTTTGTTTTTGCTCTTAATTTACAACTATCAAAAATAGATACAAGAAGTGTACGCAACACAAGTATAACTTCTCTGTCAGTAAATTTTATATTCATCTCTATTTCTCCTTCTCATCAAATCGCAACAACAATTCCCCGATAAGCAAATCAAAGTCCTCATCTGGCCTTGCCGGGATATGTCTT